GCGCAACTACAACGAACTAAAACTAAGTCCGCCGGAGACGGGTGGAAAATAACGCGTAAAGATTCCTCAATGGAAATAGACGCGATTATTGCAACCGTTATAGGTGTGACGGCGTGTAGCAATATCAATCAACAAGAATTACAGATATACTAAAAACCTCGGTGGGTGGGGACCCTATTCCTCTAGATTTACCGAGACTAGAAACCGCGTATAGGGACGCGGTTTCACCATTCTCTAGGGGGAAAAATGGATAAAGAATTTACGGACGGTTACGCGGTTCCCGTGGATCCTATGGATTTACTTCAATGCGACTCGTGCCAATAATAAACATTCTTATTCTGACATAATAAAATTATCATGTTACCATTAGGTAATGGGATTTCTTGATTTCCTCAAACCCGCGACGAGTTTCGACTCTTTACGCGATATTCAGGGCGCGCTCGAAATCCGTACCTCCTCAATAGTTCCGCCGCCTCGTACGGCGTCAAGTGGGGTAACAACGTCGGACGCGCTCTCCCTCTCGTCCGTATTCCGATCGGCGCAAATTATTGCGACCCACGTAAAATCGTTATCTCTAAAAACCTTTAGGGACGACGTAGAGGTTCCCGCCCCGTTGTGGGTTCGCAACCCCTCCACGACTATCCACCGCCCCGGTTTCCTCGAACAACTCACCCTATCCCTAGTGCTATCGGGTAACGCCTATATTCTTGTTAGCCGTAACGGTCGCGGTGAGGCTATGAAACTCGAAACACTCAACCCTATGGACGTCGCTATAAACGTGACCGACGCGGGAGAGAAAATTGACTACACGTATCGCGGGACGCAAAAATACGGGCTAAACGACGTCACACAACTCTCACTCCTACGAGTCCCCGGAAACGCTTACGGACTCGGACCTATTCAAGCGGCACAACCCGAACTCCTCAACGCCCGCGACACCCGAGACTATGCCTCGAACTATTGGAGTATGGGTATCCCGTCGGGGATTCTCAAGACGGACCAACACCTAACAAGCGAACAAGCCGCCGCCTATAAAGAGGCGTGGAACTCTAGCGCCGGGGCTAAAAACGGCGTAGTAATTCTCGGTAACTCGTTGTCTTATATTCCTCAATACTTGAGTCCCCGCGACTCAATGTTTATCGAGGCTCAAGAATGGTCCCGATCAACTATCGCGTCACTATTCGGAATTCCCGCCAACTATCTATTGGCGAATCAAGGTAACGGATCATCACTTACGTACACAAACCTTGAGTCCGAGGCGCTCGCGTTTATTCGCGGAACACTTCAGGTTTACACCACAGAAATTGAGGCGGCGTTTAGTAGCCTACTACCCCGCGGCGTAGACGCCCGTTTCAATTTCGACTCCATTCTACGAACAGACACACTCTCACGTTATCAAGCGCACAAAATCGCAATCGAGGCGGGATTTATGACGGCGGACGAGGTTCGCCGTATTGAAAACCTGGGTGGCGACAATATGACAGGAACCGCAAACAATGGATAATATCGAAATTCGCTCGGACATGAACCTACGTATCTCCGACGCCAAAACTCGAACCGTTACAGGTATCGCCGTCCCCTACGAGGTAGAGGCTCACGGTGAAATTTTCGCCCGCGACGCCGTAACCCTCGAACCCGGCGCTAAATTGTTTTGGCAACACGAGGAACCAATCGGACTTATTACCGACGGAAAACACACCGACGCCGGATACGAAATCACGGCTAGGGTGTCCGAGACGTCGCTAGGAAACGACGTTATGACTATGTTACGTGACGGAGTGATTGACAAATTTTCCGTCGGTTTCCAACTCCGTAACTACGAAATCGTGGACGGTATCCGTCGCGTAACCGACGCCCTTGTTAGAGAAGTCAGTGCCGTTGTTTTTCCGTGGTACTCCTCGGCAGAAATTACGGCGGTCCGTAACGACCAGAATTCCGAGGACGAAACCTCGTCCCCGGACAACACCGACAACGAACCCGTGTCGGCAACCATACAAGGAGAAACAAACATGGAGAACACTACTCCCGTTGTTCCCGACGCCGCCGAGGTTCGGGAACTTATGGACGGACTCGCGCACCTCGAGCGCAAAGTTTCGGACATGGAAAACAAGGAAACCGCACCCGCTGGATCCGAATACCGCACCGCCGGAGATTTTATCCTCGCACTTGCCGAGGGTAAAGACACCGCGGTTCGCGCATACACCGGGGCTACGACCTCCGATAGCGTCACCACCCCTATTGACCGCGATCTCACTCTTCTCGTCGAGAACGCCGCACCACTCCGACAGGTATTCTCCACGGGTGTAACCCCGTCCGAGGGAATGGCTATCTATTTCGCACAACTCGGTGGAATCACCGACGGAACCGCGGCACAGGCGGCACAGGGCGACGACCTCGGTTACTACGAAATTCAGGTATCGGGCAAGAACACCACGCTCAAAACAATCGGATCGTTTGTCGAAATGTCAATTCAGGTCATCACCCGCTCGACCGTTGATTTCATCAACAACACGTTCCGAGGACAGGCTATCGCCCTCGGTAACAAGTTGAACGCGGAACTTATCGCACAGTACCAGACGACCGTTGCGGCACAAATCACCGCAAACAACAAGGTCACCGTAGCAACGTCGGCAACCTATAACACGTGGCTCGCCGCAATCACCGACGCCGCGGTAAAGTTTGCAACCCTCGGACTCCCGCTCGAGTACCTTATCGTTGACACCGCCACGTTCAAGGAACTCATGGCACTTCAGGGTGGAGACGGTCGCCCCGTCCTCCTCGTTGATGGCGCTGGAACCAACAACGTCGGTACGATTTCGCCCACGGGACTCGGTGGCAATTTTGCCGGTGTCCGCGTTGTTGCGGTTGCACAGTTGAACGTCAACAAGTCACAATGTGCGTTTGTCAACGGTGCGGCACTCCGTCAGTACACGACGGCAAACCTCCGTCTCGACTCGACCAACGCGATCAACCTCTCGTCCGCGTACTCACTCTCGACGGTGACCGCGGTCGCCGATGAGTATCCGAGTGCGATTGTCGGAATCGTTCGGGCTTAGTAGCGGATAGATACTATGGCGGCGTGGGATAACTTATCGTTGTACGTTGGGCTACCAATCGGTAGCGCCGACGACACGTACGTACACGCGTGTTGGGACGAGGCGCATATTCTCGTTGATAAATACGTAGGTACGCTTACCGTCCCCGCCGCCATAGTTTTTCGCGCAAAACTCGAATGTGGATCCGAACTTTACCACCGTCGAAACGCACCAAACGGCATTAGCCAATTCGCCGGGTTCGACGGCGCACCTATGCGCGTCGCTCGTGACGCTATGGTTTCTGCCCGACCGCTTATCGACGTTTACCGCACTAACCCCGGGTTTGCATAATGGCAACACTTACGTCACTCCGAGAGGCGCTCGCGGGCGTCGTGGCGACCGTTACGGCTAAACCCGCGTTTGCATACCTACAAGAACGCCCAACCCCTCCCGTGTCCCTCATATCGCCCGCGAACCCCTATGTCGTCGGTGACGAGGAGGGAAATACGTTCAACGAATACCGCGTAAATTTTCGCATAGATTTAGTAGCACCAATCGGAGTGAACAAAACTAAAACTAACGAACTCGACACCATGCTAGGGGCACTAATAGCCGGACTAGCCTCCCGATCGTGGTTGGTTGGGAACATATCCGCCCCGTATGGACTTACCGCCGGGACCGCGGAATATCTTGCCGTTACCGTAGACGTTTCAACCTATAACCGTTTCTAGAAAGGAACTCAATAATGCCCGTTACCCGCGTACGAGGAAACCTCCTCACACTCTCAATCGGCGCAACCGAATATAGTGCCGAGTTCGCCTCGGTAATGTTGCAATCCGAGGACGCCGCCGACGACGTAAAGACGTTTGGTTCGGATAACTCGGATTGGTTTATGACTCTTACGGGTATTACTTCACTCGACGCCGCCTCGTTCTGGCGTTATTGCTGGACTAATGCCTCGACCGACGTAGCGTTTGTTCTCCGACCTCTCGGAAACGCCACCGAATCGGCGGACGCCCCGCACTTCAAGGGAACCGTACGTATCCCCGAACGTGGTCGCCTCCCAATT